ATGAAAGCAACTGGAATTACATTATAAACGTAATGAAAGAACAAGCAACGGGTGAAATAATACAAGACATAATAAAAGATAAATTACAAATGGATCTAGAAACATTACTAACAAAAGTATTAAAAGCAGACATAAACAACGAAGAAGATATAAAGAACAAAACATTTAACTTTATGAAAGATTTTATGTATATCATAAAAAACGGCGAGGTTGAAGAAGAACAAAAAACACCCATTAGAAATAATTAGAAAAGAGATAGAAAAAGAACAAAGTTCAAATGTAATAGCATTCTGTTACGCATACTACAAAGATTTAGAACAAGCATACGCTTTTTATTGTAGCAGATATAGTAACATTACATACAAAGAATTTTTAGAACTGCCACTAGATGATTTTAGCAAGAAACTAAAAAGCATACCAGAAACAGAACCATTATATAAAGCGATGAAATCAAGAGTAATAAACATAGGAACGATAAAAGATAAAGAAGAACGTAAATACTGGCAGAAGATGAAAATGGAAAACAAAATACCAGAAATATACTTACCAAGAGAATACACAAAGATGATACTTAAAAAAGAAATGGAGAATAATAGTGGAAAAAGATTTAATCAAGTTTATGAATAACGTAAAAATAAAAAACAAGATAGTAAGTACATACGAAGATGAAGAAGGAAACTACAACATAATAAATACAGCAGGTTTATTCGTAGCAGTAGAGAAATTACAAGTAAACAAAGAACAAAAAATAATGGCAGTATTTAATCAAATAATACCAAAAAACATAATAGGAATAAAAGAAAGAAGAATAACACAAATTCCAAAAGATACAATAACACATAAACCAGAAGACAAGTACACACTAGTAGATAAAGAAGAAGAAACAGAAGTATTTTATGTAGTAAGTAACCAATGCAAAGCAAGTAAAGTATACGTAGATAAAGAAGAAGCATTAAAAGAAGCAAAGAAGATAAATAAGAAAGTTATGGAGGCTATAAGTGATTAAAGATAAAATCATTGAATTAGATATAGAAGAAATAAAACCATACGAGAACAACCCAAGATTTAATGACAATGCAGTAGAATACGTAAAAAATAGTATTAAGAAATACAAATACACACAACCAATAATAGTAGACAAAGACAACGTAGTAATAGCGCGGACATACAAGACTGAAAGCATTAAAAGAACTAGGCTATACAAAAGTAGAAGTAATAAGACGTGAAGATTTAACACCAGAAGAAGCAAAAGAATTAAGATTAGTAGACAACAAAGTTGGAGAACTAGCAGAGTGGGACTACGAACTACTAGACCAAGAGCTAGCAGATATAGACATTGACATGACAGACTTCGGTTTTAATGACTACGAAGAAATAAAAGAACCAGAAGTAGTAGAAGATAATTTTGAAGTAGAAATACCAGAAGAACCAAAAACGAAAATAGGCGACATATACAAACTAGGCGACCACATAGTAATGTGCGGAGATAGTACCGAACTAAAAGACGTTGAGAAATTATGCGGGGGGGGTACGGAATTAGATTTATTCTTTACTGATCCACCATACAACGTTGATATAGGGGGGTTAATAGACAGCGAACCAAACGGAATAAGAACAAATAATAAAAGAGTAAGTGACGGAATAGAAAACGACAATATGGAAGAATCAAAATTCTATAACTTTCTATCAAAGACATTTAACAACGCAAAGCAAGTACTAAAAGAAGGCGGAGCATTTTATATATTCCACGCTAGCAGATTTCAAAGTACATTCGAAAACACACTAGAAGAAAATGACTTACAAGTAAAGCAACAATTAGTATGGGTAAAAAATACATTTGTTATAGGTAGACAAGACTATCAATGGCAACACGAACCATGCTTCTATGGATGGAAAAGCGGAGCAAGTCATTATTTCATAGACAAAAGAAACATACCAACAATAATAGAAGACAAGCTAGACTTTGAAAAAATAAAAAAAGAAGACATGAAGAAAATTCTAGAAGAAATATACAGCGAGAAACTACCAACAACAATAGTAAGGGAAAACAAACCAGTAAGAAGTGATTTACACCCAACAATGAAACCAATAAGATTATGCGCAAGACTAATACAAAACAGCACTAAACCAGGAGAAAGCGTACTAGACTTATTCGGTGGAAGCGGTAGTACATTAATAGCGTGCGAACAACTAGGAAGAAAATGCTATATGATGGAATACGATCCACACTACGTAGACGTAATAATAAATAGATGGGAAGATTTCACAGGCCAAAAGGCGGTGAAGTTATGAACCAAAGAGAAAAATTTGTAGAAGAAATGAACAGAATAAAACAAGCAATAGCAAAAACAACTAGTAAGTACTTAAAGAAAGATTACACAAAACAACTAAAACAAATGCAAAAAGATTTAGCAGAGTACGATTACTGGCATAGCAAGGTATTATGATACTAGATAATAATATATAGTACATTTAACACGCAATTAGTTATATAGAAGTAGTATAAATTCTAGTTAATATACTACATAAGGAGTAGTAATGTATAGCAATATATTTTTTATACCACATTTTAATATTATAGGCGGAATAGAAACATACGCATACGAATTAGCAAAGAAATATGGCAAGTACGATATTACTTTTATATACACAGATGATACAAGCGACAGAAAACAAATAGCAAGATTAAGAAAGTTAGTAAGAGTTAAAAAGTATAAACAAGAAGATGGAATAATAGAATGTAAAAGACTATTCGTAATGTATAAAGCAAACTTAGATATATTCAAAGCAGAAAAGATATATTTAATAAGTCACGCAGATTACGAAATACAAAATTTAAAACCAGTAGTAGATGATAGAATAGATAAATATTTCGGTGTAAGTAAATCGGTAGCAGATAGTTATAAAAGAGTAAGTGGTAAAGATACAGAAGTTATATATAACCCTATTACTATTGAAAAACCAAGAAAGATATTAAAGCTAATTAGTGCAACAAGATTAACAAAAGAAAAAGGCGGGAATAGAATTGTAAAACTAGCAGAAGAACTAGACAAAGCAAACATACCTTATATATGGTATTTATTTACTAATGGAAGATTACCAATAGAAAATAAAAACATAGTATATATGAAACCAAGATTAGATATAAGGGACTGGATCGCAGAGTGTGATTATTTAGTACAATTAAGTGACACAGAGGCATGGTGCTATTCAGTACTTGAAAGTTTACTGCTACATACACCAGTAATAGTAACACCAATATCAAGTTTTATTGAAATGGGAATAAAAGATAGTGAAAACGGGTATATACTACCATTTAATATGCAAGATATAAATGTAGAAAAGATATATAACAATATACCAATAATAAAAGATTTCAAAGCACCAGAAGACAAGTACGGAGAATTACTATTAAAGAAAAAGAGTACATACAAATACGAAGAAGTAGAAGTACAAGCAATAAAATCATTTACAGATATAGAAGAAAATATACACAGAAAAAAAGACGAAATATTTAAAGTAGAAAAAGAAAGGGCTGACTATTTAGAGTGGAGAGGTTTATGCAAGTTATTATAATGTGCGGTGGTGAATACTACGATTTCAAAACACCAAAGCAACTAACAATAATAAACAATGAAACATTAGTAGGAAGAACTATAAGATTACTAAAAGAAAGAAATATAAAAGAAATATATATAAGTGCTACAAGTAGCAAGTTTGATAATTTAGGAGTACCAAGACTAGAACATAAAAACACATTTAGAGTAAAAGATGGAATAGTAACAGGGTACTGGGTAGACGCATACTACCCAATAGATAAGCCTACAATTTATTTACACGGGGACGTTTACTATACAGAAAAAGCAATAGACAAGATACTAAATTACAAAGCAGAAGAAAACACATTCATAGGAAACGAGATAGCAAGAAACAAAGAACATAAAAACTGGGGAGAGCCATTCGGTTGGATTATAGTTAATCAAAAGCAATTTAGAAAAGCAATAGAAGATACAAAGAAATTACAAGATGAAGGAAAACTAGAAAGAGGCTACGCAATAAGCTGGGAATTATATAGAGTACTTAATGGAACTGATCCAAACTATATGTTAATAAATGATAGAAACTACTTAAGTATAGATGATTTAACAATAGACATAGACGAAGAATGGCAAATAAACGAATTAAAAAATAAACTAAAAAAAGTAGGTGAGTAATAATGGCAAATGAAGAAAACTTACAACCAGTTAGAACCAAGGACGAAGCAAGAGAAAGAGGACAACGTGGTGGAATAGCAAGCGGAAAAGCAAGACGAGAAAAAAGAACAATGATAGAAACACTAAAAGCAATGCTAGATGAAACCGCACAAGTCAAAGGAAATAGTCAAGGTTTAACGTATAGAGAAATAGCAACACTAGGTTTATTAAAGGGAGCTAGCAAAGGAAATGCAAATAACTACAAAGTAATATTAGAAGCATTAGGAGAAACAAACATACTAGACAGAGAAACAGCTGAACCAATAATAAATATAAACGTAACAGATAATAGCAACCTAGCAAAGGAGTTTAAAGATGAAGAAGAAAATTGATTTATGGACAGAAACAGAGTTTATAAGAGTAGGTAACAAATTCTTAAACAAAAATAGCAATGGTAAAATGTATACAGAAAAAGAATATAAAGAACTACTAAAAAGAAACCAAAAAGAATTACAAGAGGCACAAGAAAAAATAAAAGAGGCCGAGGAAATAATTGATGGAGTTAAGCAAGAAACAATGGAATCTAATAGAACTAATAAAAAGTCAAAACGTAAATAGTCTAAGTGTACTAGGAAGCGTACAAAGTGGAAAGACTTATTCAATAGCACTAGGAACCATACTATATGCAAGTGAACTACACAAATACGATAACACGCAAGAATACAACGGAGCTATAATAGGCTGGGACTTAGACGCAGTAAAAAGAAACATAATAAAACCGCTTCGTTATTTCTTAAAAGAATTTCGGTTACAAAGAGAATAAAGACTATGTAATCAAAATGGGAAATAACGAGAAATACTTTCAAATATGGAACGTACGATTTTATTTCTTTTCATTTAATACAAAGATTTCATTTAACAAGATACTAGGTGGACCACTAATATATATATGGGTAGATGAAAGTGCAAGAATATATAGTCAATTAACATTGCAAGATAGTTTTAATGAATTACCAGGTAGACAAGTTTCATACGCTGGCCACCCATACAAAAAGACTATACATAGCTACAACGTAGAAGGTAACGAACGCCACCCATACAAAAGAAAGTACATAGATGATAACAAAGAAGCAATAAAATTTACTTTCTTTCCTTATGACAACCCAAAGCTAGATACAAAAGAAAAACTGCAAGAAGTAATAAAGACGTTTGAAAAAGGACCATTACGTGACCAGAAGATATTTAACAAATGGTGCGTAGCAGAAGGTAGAGTATTTACAAAAATAAACAAGATAGAAAACCTAGACAATATACAGATAAAAGAAATAGGAATAGGCGGTGACTATGGAAGTACAAACCCTACAACATTCGTACCAATAGCACTAGCATTCGATATAGTAAAACACAAATGGTTACTAATAAGACTAGAAGTATACTACCATGACCCAAGCAAAGAAGGAGAAAAACCAACAACAGCATTTTATACAGAACAATTCAAGAAGTTCATAGTATACTTACAAAAGCAATACCCAGGTATACCAATAACGTGTAATATAATGGACAGCGAAGCGGAACACTTTATAAACGCATTATATAATGCAGGAGTAGAAGTAGACGGAGCAAAAAAAGGAGCTGGAAGTGTAGACAGAGGCGTACAACAAATGCAAAGTTTATTCTATAAAGATTTCTTATACATACTAGAAAAACCAAGTATAACAATGATAAATGTAAACAACGAACCAGTATATAGTAACATAGATGAAAGCCTAAACGAGTTCGAAAGCTATCAATACGACAACATAAAAAGTTTAAGCACAGGACAGAATTGTTACGTAAAAGAAATGGATCATAGCATAGATGGTAGCAGATACCTGATACAATACTGGCAAGATATAGGCAAATGTCCAATAATATAGGAGTAGCAAATGATATTAAAATGTCACGCTAGCAAAAGATTTCTAGCAAAAATAAATATAGAAGAATACATAGAAGAACTAGAAAAAATAGGAGTGTCACAACAGACACCAATTATAATAGAGATACCATGTAGAACTTGTAAGCAGAACGAAATATACGAACTATACAAAGACAAGCAAGTATACAAAGGTAGTTATAAAAGAGGTATTAGTTAAAACTAATATAAATATAAGTGCAATAAGGAACTTATAAGTCTAATAAGCACGTAGCAAGTTAAGTAATAAATACTTAAGACTGCTAGGTGCTTTTTCTAATGGAGGTAACAATGAAAATCAATTTATTTTACAACAATATTTATATTAAGAGTGTAAGAATAAAAAATACAGAAAGCTACGAAAGAATATACAAGATACACATAATAGGAAAAAGAAAGATATTCGGTTTGAATAATATAACAATATGGCTACAACCAACACGAGTAATAAATATAAGTGATAAAGAAATTGACTTAAATTGCACCATTTATGAAGGAGCATTACTACAAGGAGGTTTAAATGAATAACTTAAAAGAAAGCAGAATATTACAAAGTCCATTTATAAGAGTACAAGTTGAAGTAGTAAACAACCCCGCTATAAATGGAGAAAAAGCAAAAATTGAAAAGCATTACGAATACAAGATAACACCAAGTGCAAAGAAGATAGCAACATACATAAGAAATCAAATATTCGGTAGTGATTTAGTATTACAAGCAGAGGGGTACAAAATAAACTGGCTTATGCCAACACTAAAAGAAGCATTAGAAAACGCAATATACTTAAAGGAATCATTTATATACTTACATAAGTTTGATAGCAAAATATATTTAGAGTGCATAAAACCAAATCAAATATTCGATTTAGTACAAAAGTATGACAAAATTTATAGTTTAAGAATAGTAGAAGTAGACGACAAAAACAAAATAGAACTACATAGATTTATAAAGATAGAAGATGGAAAAAGCTATATAACATTAAAACCATATAGAATAGACAACTTCGGTAAAGAAATACCAATAACAATAGAAGACTACAACAGAATAGAAGGTACAGAACTACTACCAACTTACATACTACCTTATGAAGTAATAATAAACATAGATAGTGGCGAGGACTTCTTCAAAGATAGCAAAAAGCTACTAATGAAAGAAATGGAAATACTAAACGTAATAGCAGATGAAGTAGAAAAGACACGTACAAGAATAGCAACAACAAATCACTACCAAACTGGAAACGTACTAGCAAACTGGAAACCAGTTAGCAACTACCAAGTAGAACAATTAAGCGTAGGAAAACTAGCTGATTACTTCACATTAATGCCAGGAGATAAAGACCACCAAATGTTCCAATTCTTACAAGGTAACGTAAGGGTACAAGAATATATTAGTACATTTAAGTTCTATGACTACCAAGTAATACAAATGGCAGGATTAAGTCCATCAACATTCGGTTACGAGAAAGACACATACCAAAACGTAGATAGCGTAAACTTAAATATCAATACAAGCGAAATGACAATAGAAGCAATAAAAACACAAATAGAACCACAAATAAACAAGCTATTAGAAAACATAGTAAAAATGCAAAACACACAAGATATAAAAGAAGAATTACTACCAGCACAATTAGAGTGGGACTACGGATCAAACGAAAGACTAGACGATTTCAAAAAGATTAAAATATTAAAACTAATACAAAACGTAGCAAGTATTCCATATACAGAACGTGCAAAGATAATAGCACCAATACTAGCAAAGATACAAGACATAGAAGTAGATGAAGACACAATAAGAAAACTAGTAGAAGAAAGAAACGAAGAAAGAGGAAATATACGCGTAGAATACGGAGAAATATAGATGAATAAAAACTTTATAGACAAACAAGTTCTATATACACAAACACTATATGATGAAAGACTAAGAAGAATAAAAAAGAATTTCATAATAGATTTAAGTAAGAAGGTAGCACTAGAAGAATTTAAAAAAGTATGTGCAGGAGAATTACTAATAGACCATAGTTTTATGGAAGACATAATAAACATACTAGAAATGCAGATAATAGCACAAGACCACTTAACAATGATGGATTTCAAAAAACAGCTACCAAATAAATACGAGTTAGTTCCTATAAGTAAGTTTCAAAAGTACGAAGCGGAATACTACAAAAGAGTAACAAAGTATTATGAAAAAAGACTAAAAACAATAGAAAAAATGCCAGATAAAGAAACATACTTAACAAAGCAAATAAAGAACTTTGATGAAATAGAAAAGTTTATTCCATACTATCATAATGGAGAACCAAAATCGTGGCATAAATTAAGTACATATAATTCTATGCTATTTAATGTAAACCTAACAAGAAGCGGATGGAATCAAACGTACAAAGATAGCATATTACTAGACAAAGACTTAATGTTATTAGCACCACACCCAAATAGCTGTCCAGTATGTGCAGAACACCAAGGAAAGATATATTCAATACACGGAACAACACCAGGTTATAAAACAATAGACAAAGCAGTAGAAGAAGGAGTAGGACACCCAAACTGCAAATGCGAGTGGGTACTTTTCTATGATGATGAACTAGAAGTAGTACCAGATCCAGAAGGGTACGAACAAGACCAGAAAGAAAAAGCAATAGAAAGATTAACAAAAGACTACGAAACAGATTTAGAACTATATAGCTATATAGGAAACGAACAAATGGTAGATAAAACTATTGAAAAGCTACAAAAACTAGGTAGCGAACAAATGATTTAGGCTTCTATGGTTTGAGTAGTGGCACACCATATAAAAGGCATAACTACATTAGACTTATACGTTCCTATAAAATAGGGAGGTAAAAAATGGATATATTAAAGTATATCACTAACAAAGACGTTGAGTTAAGTAACGATGATTTCAATATTGAAAAGCTAACAAAAGATATTAGAAAAGGTTACGTAGAAGAAAAAGAAGCAAAGGCTGAATACGAGGCAGAGTTCAAAGCAAAAGAAGATGACTACAAAAACCAAATAGCAGACCTTACAAAAAAATACGCAGATTTAGAAACTAGCTTTAATGGAATAACAGAAAAGTACAATACAACAACAGAAGCATTAAAGAGTAGCAACCTAACTAACACAATATTGAAAAACGGCTTTAATGAGGCAGACGTTGAAAAGGTTTCAAAGCTAAGAACAGGAGTATTCAATGAAATTGAAGACGATAACGAAGCAGTCCAAAATATAAAGGAACAATACGGAAAAGTTTTCTTTGAAGACCCAACAACAAAAGCACCAGATGAAGCAGGTTTCAATGCTAATACTAACGTTAGCAAAGATAGTGAAATAGTAATTACTAGAAATACGTCAATTAAAAATTTAATTAAAAAAGGAGAATAAAACAATGGCAAATTACACACAAATTAACTTAGATTTACAAGGAGTATTAAAAAGAACATACGCAGATTTATTATACAGAAGTTCATTTATGAATTTCTTAAACGAAGACTACATAGGAGAAATTAGACAAACAGGAACACCAATGATAGAGGTTATGAAAACACAAGCACCAACTATCAACGTAAGAGAAAACCCAGAAATGGCAACAGCTACTACACCAGCATTAGTAGGTTACAATTCAGTAAAAGTAGACTTAACAGAATTAGCAATGGACTTTTCATTCCGTATTCCAGTATTAGTAAGTGGAGCAAATATTGTAAACGCAATAGACAGCGCAATTAGAGAAAAAGACAGCGAAATGGCTACAAAAATTGACACTTATGGTTATAACAAATTAGGAACAAACACAGACATTGAAGAAGTACAATGGGCACCAGCTACACAAGAAGACTATATCAAAGCTATTAATGAAATCAAAGCAAGATTATTTAATGCAAAAGTATATGACGCATACAGATTAGGATTAGAAGCAACAGAGTACGCAAACTATGTAAGTGCTTTAACTTCAGTATTAAAATACGAAACAATGGCAGGAGTTGAAGGAGTAGACAGAGGAGAAGTAGCAAGAGCATACGGAGTTGATACATTCCCAATTGCAAGCGCAGTATTAACAAACGATGAAATCGGTTATTGCGGTTCACCAGTAGCAGTAGTAGGTGACGCATTCTTTACACAATTAAACGAATTTAATGGAAACTACCCAGGCTTCCCAGGTTACTATGTAGTAGAAGGTAACGTATTATTCGGTGCAGAAGTAGTAAGACCAGAAGCAATCGTAAAATTAGTAGCAGAAGTAAGTGCATAAGGAGGTAAACAATGCAATTTTTCACAAGTGAAGAATACCAACAAAAATATGGATCTAGTATAGAAACATATAAAATAGAGGAGGCTTGTGAAATGATTTATGCACAAGTTTCTCAAATTTTACAACAAGACTGGAACGCAATAAACGTTCCACAACAAATAAAAAATGCAAGTATGGAACAAGCAAGATTTTTGATAGAACAAGACATACCACACGTAGACGCAAAGAAGATTAAAAGCGGTAGTATGGAGGCTGAACTACAAAGTGAATATAGCACACTAGCACTAACAATGTTAGCAAATGCTGGCTATATTTACAGAGGTTCACCAATAAACTACAATATGTCAATTAGCGTTCCAATAGTAGAGGAGTAGTAATGTTTATAGTAAACGGCTTTAAGGCAACACTAATACAAAACAATAGAAACGTTCAAGAAGACTTTTACGATGACCAAGACAAGCAAGAAGTAACAATAAAAGTTATTCCTTACAATGAAGACCAGGCGGTAAAGTTCGGTATATATTCCGTCCCAGAAGCAACGGGGTATTTCGTACTACCACGTGGAACAGACGTAAAAGAAGGTGACCAGTTAGAATATAAAGACCATATCTATTCAATATTAAAAGTTCAAGACAACTGGCTATTTAATAGAATAGAAAACATAATAGTAGTAGTAAAGTAGTATGAATACGCATTTAGAAGTAACATGGAACCCAGGAGCGAAAGAAAAGTTATTAGGACTGCCAGATAAAGTACTTTATGAAATAGCAAGACGTACACTAGATAAAACCATAACAAGTGGCTATACGCCGTGGAAAAGTGGAACAATGGAACGTACAATGAGTAGTAAAGGAGTTCAAAAAGGAGCTGATGGCTACTACATAGGAAACTACACAGACTACGCAATGCACGTATACTTAATGCCAGAGAATAGAAACTGGACTAGAAGCGGTAGTGGGCCAAAATGGTTTGAAAAAGTATGGAACGGCAATAAAGACATAATAATTCAAAATGCGATAGCGAGGAACAAAATATGAAAAATTTAGTTTTATTAACATACTTGCAAAGTATAATAACAGATTACAAATTCAAAGCTGAATATTCAACAAACGACAATGACGTAAAAGTTATTGTAGTTCAAGAAGTACCAGGGGAAAAAGAAGTATTATGGTGCGATACAATATATGATTACTTTCAAATACAAATATTCGGTGACAATATAAAAGAACAAAAAGAAACTAGTGTAGAACTAGGAAACTTAATAGGACAAAATATAGTAACTGAATATAAAGGCGAAAAATATCATATACTATTTCACCAATTTACAAACCCACAGGCAATAGCTTATGAAGATATAAGACGTGTAGGGTATACACTAACACTACAAACAATAATAAATAAAATATAGGGAGGAAAGAAAAATGTCATTTTTCACAAATAATAGACAACTAATTAAAGGTTTAGCTATTAACACAGGAACAACAGCAAACCCAGTATGGAAAGACCTTTGCTGTGCAAGTGAAATTGGAATCACAACAGACATGGAACAACAAGACTTCTATGTATTCTGTGACGTAATTCAAAGACACTTAACAACTGGCGTTAATTTCGGTTTAAGTACAACAATTAAGTTAGACGCACAAAACGAAGGAGTACAAGAAATTCTTTCAAGAGTTCATACTTTAATTAGTGCAGGAACTATATCACAATTCAATAATGTAGAATTTCAATTCCAAGTATTAACTGGAGTAGATGAAGACACATTAACATATACAAAATACCAAGCAAGTTTCATTATGGCAATTAGTGATTTAGGAGGAGCTGCCGAAGACGCAAGCGAGTTCACAATGGACTTAACAATGAACGGAACAGCAACAGAAGTAATAAGTGCATAATTAAAAATTACAACGTAGGGTGGGCGAATAATTCCCACCCTTTAATTTTAGAAGAAAGGAGAAATACTTATGGATGCTGGAAATATAGTATTTAAGTTCAAAGGCGATGACAAAGAATTGCAAAACAACGTAAGTGGACTAGGAAGTAAATTTAGTGCATTAGGTGGAATAGTAGCAAAAGGATTTACAGCGGCAGTAGTAGCGGCAACGGCAGCAGTAGTAGGACTAACTAAAAAGAGCGTTGAAGCATACGGAGAGTTCGAACAATTAGAGGGCGGACTAGAAAGTATGCTAGGAGCTGGATCAAAAGGCTACCAAGACGTAATGAAATCAAGCGAAGAAGCATACAAAAGTTTACAAATGTCACAAAATCAATATCTAAAAGCGTTCGAAGGAAGTTACGCAATAATTAAAAACGGACTAAGTGAAAACGCAGACGCAATAGAGTACACAAACAAAATGCTAGGAATTTCAAGTGATTTATTTAATACATACGGCGGAAGTGTAGAACAATACCAAAACGCAATTAACTGGGCATTAAAAGGAACATTCAGTTACTTAGACAACTTAAATATAGGTATTAAAGGAACACAAGAAGGCTTCATAGAGGCTGCAAACCAAAGTGGCGTACTAGGAAGAAACATACAAAATGTAAGTGAACTTACAAACGATGAAATACTAGACGTAATTGAATTTTACACACAAAGCGCAGGTGCATTAGGTAGATCCGCACAAGAGGCCGAAAAAACATTACAAGGTTCTATCAATATGGCGAAAGCAAGCTGGGAGAACTTACTAACTGCATTTAGTAAAGGCGAAGATTTAAGTAAACCAATAAACGACTTTATACATAGTTTAACTACAATGGCAAAAAATATAATTCCAGTAGTAATACAAGCATTAAAAGGAATAGCACAAGCACTACCAGAAGTAGTAAGTGAAATGGCAAGTATGCTACCAGGACTAATCAATGATTTAGTACCACCACTACTAGAAGCAGTAGCAAATGTAGTAATGGCTATAATAAACGCACTACCAACAATGCTAGATAGTATAGTTGCAATACTACCAACAATAATAGAAAGTTTAATAAATGCTTGTATGACAATAATAAATGGAATAATTGCAATATTACCATCACTTTTAATAAGTATAGTAGACGCAATAGTTAAACTAATACCAATGATAATTAACGCTTTAATTAACGCAATCCCATTACTATTACAGGCTGCAATTCAATTGCTAATGGCACTAGTACAAGCTATACCAAGAATAATTGTAGAATTAGTAAAAGCACTGCCAACAATAATAACAAGTATAGTAACAACTTTATTAGATAACTTACCAGCAATAATTGAAGGAGCATTCGAATTATGGATGGGTATTCAAAAAGCATTACCAATGATGATTATTGAATTAGTAAAAGCACTACCAGAAATATGGGAAGCAATAAAAAATTACTTTACAGAATGCTTACCAAAAATGTATCAAAAAGCTGGAGAAATGCTAAACAAATTTGTAACTGGTATAGGTGATAAACTATATAAAGTAAGAGAAAAAGCAGGAGAAATCATAAGTAAAATATGGGAAGGTATAAGAGAACTACCAGGAAAAGCAGTACAATGGGCTGGAGATTTTATTAACGGCTTTGCAGAAGGTATAATGAACTTTGCACACAGAATATTAGACAAAGTAAGAAACATAGCACAAAACATAAGAAACTTATTACACTTTAGTAGACCAGATGAAGGACCACTAAGAGATTACGAAACATGGATGCCAGACTTTATAGGAGGACTAACAAAAACATTACATAGAGCAACACCAGGCTTAATAAGTGAAGTACAAAGTTTAAGCGATAAAATGAGCATAGGAATGCAAGGAATCAATAGCGATAGTTTCTTTGATTTATCACCACAATTATACAATTCAAATACACAAAGTAATTCAGTAAATATCACAATACAAAACAATATGGAAACTGATTTAATGGGCAACTTAGTAAACAATATAAAAACATATTCAAATGGATCTAGACAAGACTTTAACTATGGAATAGGAGGGTAGCAGATGAACTTAAACGGACAGACACAGGCAGTAATGATGCTAATTGATAATGTACCAGTAGTATGTAGTAACGAGTTCGAGATAGTAGAACAACTAGCAAATACAAGTACAATAATACTTAAAAACTGCTACCCAGAATACTGGGAAACAACACACGATTATACAAATAGATTTTATATGCCAAAAGATTATAGTAAGTTTGAATTATATATAAACCTAGAATTAGTATTTATAGGGGTAGTAAAAAGACAACAAGCAATGGACTTATCACCTAGTAAATTTCACGGAGCAACTCTGCAAGTACTAGACTACAAAACATTTTTAAGTGAAGGTGAGCAATTAAACTTTGTAATAGTAAATAGTACAATTCAAAGTTGTATAGAACAAGTTTTAGAAAAGTACGAAGATTATAACTTCGCATTAGGTAACTTAAACGTAAGCGCTGATAAATTAGCACAAGTAGTAAATAACTATAATTGCAATGAAAAGACAGCATACGACTGCTTAACATACTTTGCTAATTTAGTACAAGCAGTATGGAAAACACGTTATAACGCAGAAGAAGATAAAACATATATAGATTTTTACGAAATAGACAAATTACCAAAAGGAACACCAATATACTATCAAAAAGAATGGGCAGAAGAAAATTCAGTAATAGATTTAAAGTATTCATTCTCAACAAATGATTATAGAAACAAACAAATAATAACAGCGGATCAAGTAGGAAGTAACATACAAGATACTGACACATTTTTCTGTAATGGAAGTCAAAAAGTATTTAAGCTAGAATACCCAATATATAAAATAGTAAGTGCAAAACTAAACGGCGTAAATTTAAAAGTAATGTCACAACATATAGTAGGGCAAAGAGCAAATGCTTACTACGAAATAGGAGCAGATACAATAGAACTAGTAAGTACACCAGACGCAGGAAATCAATTAGACATAGTATATATACCAATGATAGCTGGAAGACAAGTAGTAAAGAATGAAATAGAAATAGACAGAATAGGAACACAACAAGGAAATAGTGGCGTAATAGCTAGATACGAAAACAGACGTGACGCTAGCACCAGTCAAGAGCTAGGAGCAATAGCCCAAAGCTATATTAACTTTAAAGGTAAAGAACAAATAACTTTAACATTAAGAACAATAAACAATGATTTATACAACGTAGGTGATAGAGTATTATTCAATAACAATGGAATCACAGAACTAGAAAACTTACAAAATGAATATTGCGTAAAGAAGAAAACAATAAAATACATACAAAGCAATGCAGATACAAAAGCACAAATACTAATTACTTACGAACTAGTAAACAATTTTAATTTTGAAGATGAAATCAACTACTTTGATAACCAAAGAGCAAAGATGATAGGAAACATAAAAGAGGGAGAATACATAAACAGATACATAGACTATACAAAAAATATAAATATCATTTTTGATGAAGCGGAAATAACACCAACAGACTTAGAGGGTAACGTATTAGACGCAGTATTAGATTTCAGTTTTACAAAGTAAGGAGGTATAAATGATACCAGATAATATACAAGCAAATATAATGAAATATCTTAATAACGGAGTTAGCGGATCAAGTCAACCACAAAAGCCGGTATTATTACCAGACGTTTACGATTTTAATAATAGATTTTTTAATACAACTAATACCTATGTAACAGAAGACAACCAATATATAGTTAATATGGGTATAGGGTGGAACAACCCAACAGAACAAATTAGACAAAATCAAATAAGAGTATGGGACATAAATAATACTATAAAAGACAACCCAAAACCAGCGATGACATTTATAGTTCCACAAACTTATAATAATAAAGAATTAGTTTCATTAGGTGATTATATAAACAGGGATGAAGAAGGCAGATTTTATACAACATTATATTATGGAACAGAACAAAATAATTCACCATATTTAGTAATATTCAATGATTTTATTACAGATGGAATAATACAAATAAATGAAGCATATAAACTTGATGACATAAATGTAACTAGTGATAACTATCACCAAATGAAGTTATCACAATTTCAACACGTAATAAAACTAAAAGGAAAAGGTGAATACATTTTTTTTACATATAGATTATTAGGAGCAACACAAATAGGACAATGGGCTGGACAATATGCTTTCTATGTAGCAAAAATGATAGTAAGTGTAGGCGAAGGTATAAAAACAAAATGTTGGAAGTTTAATATAAAAAATGAAACGGACGACCAATTTTTAGGCTATCAAAAAATGAGTGTAAATATTGATAGTGATATACCATTTATTTTAATGCAATACTATACAACATATACTATTGATGGTGATCCAAGTTCTAGTTATAGAATAATACCAACAAATTATGCAGTAGGTAAAATCTATCTAGAAGAAGACAGCAACACAGATTTTACAACAACAACTTTAAAAAATATAACAACAATAAATGATTACGTAGCAGTAAATGACCTTTCATACAGAGCATACAATACTAATGGCTTATATATACAAGACGTATTAAAAAAATATACTAATAATGTAGTTAGTTTGAAGTATATATTTACAACTTCTTCACAAGTAGCAGAAAATATAAACTTCCCTACAACTTTTAATATAACAAATTTCGATAATGATAATATAAGTATAAGCGACACATTTATTATAATAGGTTTATTCGGTGATACTAATTACAAACAACTATATAAAATTGATAGTTTGAATAATAATATTATATATATTAGTGACTTATCTGTATTAAGTACAACACTTAGTACAGCAGAAATAATAGTATTAAAACAATATAATTTATATTTTTGTTTTGCTTTCACAGTCTTACCAAAAGCATTTGCAATAAAAGACGTACCAACATACGGGCGGGACTGCTTACTTAAACAAAAACTTTTTAATTCCAAATTGTTTAGATTTATCAAAAAGCACCGAAGCAGATAGACCAATATTTAGTAGAAGTATAAGTGACCAGCAACTAATAGGAAATCAATTAACGTCGGTATTTAATATACCAAATACGTACTTAAACGATATAGACATACCAACACAATGGCTATACGGACAAACAAATATGGCAATAGCAAGTGACAATAGATTATTTAGAAAGAACATATACGAAAATGTATACTTTAATGAAATAATGACAATGAATATAATTGATAATACAAACGGCTTATATAAATTTAATCAAGAGGCAAGTAACAACTTTGCTAATTCTATATGGAACAAACTAGATGAAGCAGATAAAAGACTATTCAAAGTAAGATACAATAAGAATGATGATAGCGAACCAACATATAGTAATTTATATAATTTACAATACAATAGCGAAGACAACACAATAACGTTTAACTATCAATTATACCAAGACGGAACAATAGCAAGTGCAAGTATAATAAGTTATGATGAAACAACAACATACGCAACTTATGTAATACCACTTGAAGAAAAAATATATACAATAACACAAGCCGTGCATTTAGAATACACGGAGAAATACGGAGGTTAAAAATGGCAGATAAAATAACGTGGGCAGATAAAGAAAGTCTAGTAACTGATCCAACAATAGCAGAAATAAACAAAGTAACTGATGACAATATGAACGAAATAAAAAGCGTAACAAACACCAATGCTGATGAATTAACAGAAAAAATAGTATATGATGAAAGCGACATAACAGAAAATACAGGTTTAATTATCGAAGAAGTACCAGAAGGCAGTAACATACCATATATAAATAGTGAAATAGCAATAGGAAGCACAAACGAAGATAATAGACCAGTATGGTTTAAGCAAGGAAAAAATTTATTTACTGACAAACGTTATATTGTAAATGCTTCTATATCTTCAAACGGAGAAATAATAAGTGGTACATATCAACTTTATTATGTTCCCGTTGTAGCAGGAAAAACTTATTCAATGGCAACTGGAACTTCTAATAGACAATGGGTTTATACTTTTACTACTAATATTCCAACTATTGGAGAAACAGGAGCTACTAGAATAGTAAATTCAAGTGCAACTGAAACTTTTACAGTTCCTACTGGTTATAATTATCTAGTTTTAAGAAGAACAGATAGTGGTGGTGAAGTAATATCTAATTTAATGATAAATGAAGGAACTTCTGTTGACACTTATGAAGCATATATTCCACCAAGTATAATAGCAGATAATACAGAGTTTTATTCACAAGCAGAAATAGGAGAAAATAGTAACGGAAAATATATAAAATATGCAGATGGAACAATGATATGTACTGGAGTAAAAAGTTTTACAGGAGCTAATTTTACAACACAAAATGGTGCGGTTTATATTCCAGCAACTTCACCATCAATAAATTTTGCACAACAATTTATAGAAAATCCAGTCGTAACACTAACAGCTTTTAATAGAGCAAATGGAGTATATGAAAGTGGTTTATCAACAAGTTTAGTAGCAATATGGCCTTTTGCTTTTTCAAGTATAACAAATGTAAATTATAGTATTCATTATATAGCAATAGGCAGATGGAAGTAAGGAGGTAACAAATGAGTAATTATACAATGTCGCCAGTAGTAAATGGCGAGAAAAAGCAAATGATAGTAAAAGTAGGCGATACATTACCGATAGGAGCAATAATAGGTTTTGACACTACTGGAACAATACCAGATGGATGGGAATATTACGCAGAAAATCAAATTAAAAAAATAGCACCAGTAACACCAGCAAATGGTAATATAAAAAATAGCTATGGCACAAGTCAAACAGATACTTATTCACAAGAGTATATAAATAGCTTTACTAATTATTCAACAACAACAGAACAAGTTGTAGGCAAATGGACTGATGGAAAAATTTTATATAGAAAAGTAGTAACTGGAACAACTGGCACAAAAGATACAAGCAATTTTATCAATTTAATTAGCAACGTTGAATATTTTGAAATGGAAAACTTTCTAATAAATAATGGTGGAGTTTTAAGACCATATATTTATTATGTTGATTTTTTTGATAGTACAACGGTAAGACAGTCAATAGATGTATGCACATATAATAATGGTATAGCATATAGAGTAATGGGCGATAGTGTAGCAAGTAAACCCTTCATAGCAGTCTTTAAGTACACAAAGAAAAATGTATAGGGAGGCACAAATGAAAGAAGTTATTTTAGCAATGATAGGAGCAGGAACTATACCAGCTATATTTTCTAGCATTGTTTCTATAATAATAAATAAGCAAAATGCAAAGAAAGAAGATTTAGAAAAATCAATAAACCAAGTACAATTAGACAACTGCAAAAATTATTTAGTACAAGCAATAGCAAGAACTGAAAAACACGAACTAGGAACAGCAGAAAAAGAAAGATACTGGGAAAACTACGACAAATATATTTCATTAGGTGGCAATTCCTATATTCATAGTGAAACAGAACGCTTAAAGAAAGAAGGTAAAATATGAAAGATAAAATATGTAATTTAATAGACGTAAAATCTATCATAACAATTTCATTTACAATACTATTTATGGTACTAGCAATAAAAGGAGTAATAGATCCACGCGAAGTAGTAACAATTTATTCAGTAATTATATCATTTTATTTCGGTACACAATACCAAAAAAAGATAAATGAAACACAAAAAAATGATACTAGTAAAATTAGCGACAATGTTCAAAAATAAAGAGTTAAGGTATATAAACGATAAGTTATATACCTAAAATATAAAAACGGCTTAAAAACGAAATATGAGCGTCGGTTTTAAGAGAAAGGAGCTAAAAATGAGTAAAAGAGATGAATTTGTAAACGTAGCACAAAGTCAAGTAGGAGTTCAAGAAGTTCCAGTAAACCAAGTAGAATATAATGACTGGTATTATGGAAGACACGTAAGCGGTGATGACTACCCCTGGTGTGCAGTTTTTGTAAGTTGGTGTGCAATGTGTTGCGGAATACTAGACATATTAGTACCGATGATGGCATACGTACCAAATGTAGTAAATTGGTATAAAGAACGTGGACTATATCATACTGGAAATTACACACCAAAAAAAGGTGATTTAGCAATATTTACAAGTCAGTCACATATAGGAATAGTAGAATACAATGACGGCAGAACACACACAATAGAAGGCAATAAATCTAATATGGTAAAACGTTGCAGTTATAACAACTATGGATCAATAATAGGTTATTGCGAGGTTCCATTCGAAGATGAACCAGAACCAACACCACCAGAATATAGAGAAGAAGTATTAGACTATCAACAAAGTTGGAACAAGACTTATGGTGAAGCATACGGCTATATAGCAGAAGATGGCTTATATGGTAGTCAAACAGAATGGAGCAAAACAAAAGTTTACTTAAAATATGGAATGACTAATCATTTAATAGGTTGGTGCCAATGTAGACTAAAATATCATAAAGGCTACGATTTAGGAACAAGCGGTGTAAATGGTGACGGCGTTGATGATAATTTCGGCAATAAAACACGTGAAGTAGTAGGCGAATTTCAGTATGACAACGGCTTAGACCAAGATTACGTAATAGGCTATGACACAATATCTTTACTTTTCTAGTAAAATATGATATAAAATAAACAAAGATTATAGCTGTTTCTTTTATAATTTTGCGCTTTGTAGTACGCCAATACTACAAGCAGAATAGCATTAGAAGTTAATTCTAGTGCTATTTTTTTGTCTAAAATAGTGCATAAAACACTTAAAATTAGAAACTTTTATAACAAAGTAATGATAGTAGTAGAAAAAAACGCTAAAATATGATATAATAAAGAGTGGGAGAAAGGAGGTAAGAAGTGTATTATTTAGAGGACAAGCACCCTAGTTACGAATATACGTTATACGAACAGAATAGACACGGCATACCATTTATAGGTATATGGAAAGCAACGGATCTAGTACAAGTTTATGCAGAAATTCACGATATAGAGAAGAAGCACGGACAATATAGACAACCATTTTATATTGACAACGATTTTTACGTAAACGAGTATAAACCAGAACAAGCAATGTTTTATTATAAGTTTATGAAACGTAAAGTAAATGACTGGGAAATTTTAAGCGAAAGAAAAAAACTTTTAAAAAAAGCAAATTAGTTTTTTATAAAACCTCTAAACGCACTAATTCCAATACTTACAAGAAATATTACAATTATGTTACATTTTAAGAAAAAGGGTAGACAAACCCAAAATTTATGTATATAATACGAGTAACAAATTAAGAAACAACTTAACTATTAGGAAATACTATTGCGCGAAATCAAAGACAATCGCAATAGTAAACATAATAACAAGTAACATAAAACCCTAGTAGTTAAAGAAAGACTACTAGGGTATTTTAGTGTGAAAGGAGGAAGAAATGAAACAAAAGATAAAAGAAATAGGAACAGCATTATTACTACCAGGAACAATAATAACAGCAATGTATATAGAAAAACTACTAGAAATAATGACAGAAAAAGTACCAATAGAAATAGTAACAATAGTAGTAATAATAGCACTATACAAGATAATAAAAACAACATTAAAAATAGAAAAAAAGTTAGAAAGAAGGTAACAGATGAGAAAGAAAAAATCAAATAAAAAGTTAATAGTAGTATATGTAGGAAAAGCAAAGAATTTAAGCACAATAAAAAACACCCACTAAAAAGCAGGTGCTTAAACAACTTAACTACATAATATATACCAAAAAACAAAAATAAAGTCAATAAGAAAAGGAGAATATTATGGAAAATTTAGAAAAAATAATAATAAAACTAGAAGATGAAACATACAAGTTAGAAGAACTAAGAGATTATATAAAAGACACAATAAAAGAATTAGACAAAGATTATAACGAACTTACAAAGATATTAGAAACAGACATAAAAGAAATAGACTACAACGTAGAATATAACAAAGAACAAATAGAAGAATTAAGAGATGAACTAGAAGAAGCAGAAACAAGAGCATACAACGAATATATAAGCGACAGAATGAAAGAATATAGACAAATGGTATAGGAGGAATAAAAAATGAATATATATGAGAAATTAAGCGAAATACAAAACGAACTAAAAGCACCGAAAGGACAATATAATAAATTCGGTAACTACAAATACAGAAGTTGTGAAGACATACTAGAAGCAGTAAAACCAATATGCAAGAAGAATAAAACAACACTAATAATAAGCGATGAACTACAAAACATAGGTGATAGATATTACATAAAAGCAACAGCAACATTATACGATACAGAAAAAGAAGAAAGCATAAGTAACACAGCATACGCCAGAGAAGAAGAAAGCAAAAAAGGAATGGATGGATCACAAATAACTGGAACAGCAAGTAGTTACGCAAGAAAATACGCATTAAACGGACTATTCAATATAGATGATACAAAAGACGCAGACACAAACGAATATAAAGAACAACAAGAACCAAAGACAATAAATGCAACAATGGAATCAAGTTTAAGAGAAATGATAACAAATCTAGGAATAAGCAACGATGAAGTAATTGAAGCATTAAAGAAATTAAACTGCAGGAAACTAAACGAACTAACATACGATAAGGTAGAAGAATTTAGAAAAATCATAAGTAAATAAGGAGAGTAACAAATGGAAATATTAAGTTTAATATCTAATAACGGATTTATAGTACTAAACAAAGGTTTAATAAAAATACTAGGAATAAACGCAACAATAATGCTAGGAGAACTAGCAAGCGAATACGAATACTGGAAAGAACGTGAAGAATTAGAAAATGACTACTTTTACAGCACAATAGAAAACGTAGAGAATAACACTTCACTTACAAAATATCAACAAAGTCAAGCTATAAATAAGTTATTAGAGTTAGACTTAATAGACGTAAAAATCAAAGGAATACCAGCAAAAAGATACATAAAAATAAATGAACAACAAGTTGTCAAAATACTTGACAACAAGAAGTTAAAAAACTTGACAACTAGAAGTCAAAAAACTGAACAACAAGAAGTAAAAAAACTAGACGGAAATAATAATAAAGAAATAATAATAAAGAATAATAATAAAAAAGATATATATGGTGAATACAAAAACGTACGATTAACAAAAGAAGAATACGAGAAACTGAAAGAACAATATAAAAACTACGAAGAACTAATAACGTATTTAGATGAGTACATAGAGATGAAAGGCTATAAAGCAAAGTCGCATTACTTATGTATTAAAAAATGGGTAATAGACGCAGTAAACCAGAAGAAAGCAAAGAGAGTAGAAACAGACGAAGAACGAATAGAACGAATGAATAAAATATTGATGGAGGAATAGGAAATGGAAATTAAACAATTTAACGAAGAAACAAACAGACTAACAAAGTATTACGATAAAGAATATAACGAATACCAACTAAAAGAGATATACAACGCTATAAAAGAAATAAGCATAGAACATTATAAAAGAATAGTAAACGAAGCATTAAAGACAGAAAAGTACTTACCAAAGCTAGTAGAGATACTAGAACTAAAAGAGAAAACAGAAATACAAGACAATACATACAAACCACCAGTAGAGAATAAGCAAGTAAAATGTGAACATTGCAAAGGATCAGGACTGATAAAGTTCTATGAAAAGAGAAACGGCGGTATAGAATACGAGTTCCTAGCAAGGTGCAAATGCGAGAACGCAAAGCAATACGATAACTGGCTAGACGATAAAGGAAATAACCTATTCCCAAGTGCAATACAACTAAACTTAATATAAGGAGGCACAAATGAAATATATATACATAGTAGGTGAAGAAGAAATAGGAGATATAGTAATTGAAGATACATTAGGCAGAGCAAAAGCAACAATAAAAGACTGGACAGCATTAGACAGACAAGAGGGAAGAAGAAAGAAACAATACTATATAAAAAAAGAAATAGCGCCAGATGAGATATATAGAAAATTGATAATTAAGGAGAATAAAAGATGAAGTTTGAAACGATAATAATATACAAACCAGATACACCAGATGAAGTAATAAACCAAATAGAAGATAGAATAAACGATAATATAAAAATATACACAATAGAAGATTTAGGAATCAAGAAACTAGCATACAAAGTACAAGAATATACAGAAGGACGTTATAGCGTAATAAAATGGACAGGACAACCAGAACAACAATACGAAATAGACAAAATACTAAAAGAGTATAAAGAAGCAATGAAATTTATAAGTATAAAAGCGGAGGAAAAATAATGAATAGAGTAATATTAAGTGGAAGATTAACAAAGGATGCAGAAATAAGATACACACAAACAAATGAGAAAGTAGCAAGTTTCACACTTGCAGTAGATAGAATAGGAAGTAACGAGGCGGACTTCATAAACTGCACAGCATTTAAGAAAACAGCAGAGTTCATAGAAAAGTATTTAAGCAAAGGAAGAAAGATACTAGCACTAGGAAGAATAAACACAAATAGTTATGAGAAAGACGGAAAGAAAGTATATACAACAAACGTAATAGTAGAGCAAGTAGAGTTTGCAGATAGCAAACCAAATAACGTAGTACAAGAAGATGGACTAAACAAAGAAGTAGAAAACGGACAAGCAGAAGCATTATGGCAAGGAGATGAACTTCCATTTTAAGTAAAGGAGAATAAACTATGGAACGTGCAGAAGTAGAACAAATAATAAAAGAATTAGCAAGATATAGACATATAGATCCAGTAATAGAAAAAGCAATAAAGCTAATTGAAGAATTAAGAACAAACTATAAATATAAGAAACGTAGCAAATCACAAAACGGCTACTTATGGGAATTAATAGGAAAGTTAGCAGATACATTAAGAATAGGCAAAGATGAATTATACATACACTTATTAGAAGAATACGGACAAGGAGTATATATAAAAATAAAATCTAACATAAACCCAAAAAACTACTTTAAGTATTACAAAGAAGTAGGAAAAGACAACGACTGCACGTTCTATAAAGTATATAGAGGAAGTAGCGAATACGATAGCAAAGAAATGTCAATATTGATAGATGGACTAATACAAGAATGCAAAGAACAAAACATAGAAACATTAACACCAGAAGAAATAGCAAAAATGAAAATTAACTAGGGAGGTACAAATGAACTATAACTTATTCAAATTCAGTAAACCAAAGAACGTAAAGAAGAAAAGAGAAAGCGTAGAAGATAAAACATACAAAGCAGTATACGAACGTGATGAAGGAATATGTAGAGTTTGTGGAAGCGGAAGAAACTTACACTTACACCACGTAATATATAGAAGTGAAGATAAAAGTAAAATAAACGATATAAATAACTGCATAATTTTATGTAACGAATGCCACGAAATAGTACATAAAAACAAAAGAAAGTGGCAACCAATTTTATTAGAAATGTTAGGAGGAACAAAAGATGAATAATTATGAGAGAGTAAAAAATCATTTACTAAAAAAAGGAACAATAACAAGCTGGGAGGCAATACAAAAATACAGAATAACAAGATTAAGTCATTACATATATTTATTAAGAAACGAAGGTTATGTAATAACTGGCGAATGGTACACAAAAGAAAGACACGGCGAACACATACGCTGGAAAGAATACAGATTAAACAGAATAGAAACAGAAATAAGAAAACATATACCAGTTATAGACTAGGAGGTAACAATGATATTAAACGTAAGAGAACGAACAATAGAATATAGACACGGACTAAAATTATTTAGAATAAAATTAACAAAAATAGAAATGAAAATATTATTACTATTAAGTGATAATTCAGTACATGATTTAGAAAACATAGCAAGTTTTGTAAAAGTAAAAGAAAAAGCAATAATGGTAAGAATAGGTACTATACGAGAAAAAGTAGAACCAATAAGAATAAAAACATTATACAAAAAAGGTTACGTATTACAAAACTTAATACATATAGATTATTAAGTAGGAGGTATTAAAATGGTAGTAGCAATAGCAATATTCATAAGTGCATTAGTAATCATAATAAGTCTAGGACTAGGCTGGACAGCAGGGCGTGATTACGTAATAGACGAAATAAAAAAAGAAATAGACATAAGAAGAAATATGCAAGATCCACAACAAATACTTACAGAAGTAGTAAAAAGATTAAAAGAAATAAAATTAAAAAATGATTAAGGAAAAGAAATAATGAGTGAAGAAGAAAAGAAAGCAATAGAAATATTGAAAGATAATCTAAAAGAATATGAAATACTTAGTGAGACTAGTTATTGTTCTAGTGATAGAGAATTGTATAGAGAAAATACTGATGCAATAGAAAAAATATTAAATTTAATCGAAAAACAACAAAAAGAAATAGAAGAATTAGAAGAAAAAATAGAAAAAGATTTTAAAACGTTTTGTAAATATGAAGATACACTAGAACATTACGAATATGAAGTTTTTAAAGATAATACAATTGATTTAAGCAAATTAAAAGAATTAGATGAAATAGGAATTGAAGGAAAAAAATATATAAGTAAAGATAAAATAAATGATAAAATAATGGAATTGGTAGAGTTATTAAAGGAGGAATAAAATGTTAAAAATAAAAGATAATATAGATTTAAAAATATTAGAAAATTATGGTTTTAAAGAAAGCAAAGAAACATATGATTATTGGGATGGAATAAGAAGAATAATAATATATAAAAACGATAAGCGTATATCTTTTAATTCAATGATTAATAAGTTTTATGATATATTATATGATTTAATAAAAGATGAATTAATTGAAAAAACATTATTAAAACATCATAAAGCAGAAATAAAAACAAAAGCAATGTTAGAAAAAGAAAATAAAGAATTAAAAGAAAAAAATGCAAGTTTACAAAAAGAAATAAAGTTAATGAAATCAATAAATATTAATGATAATTATATTAGCAAAGATAAAATAAGAGAACACTTAAAAAGGTTTGAAGAAATAGAAAAGGAATTTATATTTATAGATAATAAGTCAACTGCAAGAGAAATAAACAAAGCATTGATAGAATTTAGTAAAAGATTATTAGAGGAGTAAGTAATGAATAAATATTTTAATCAAAAGACAATAATTGATGGAATCAAGTTCGATAGTAAGAAAGAGGCTACTAGATATACAGAACTAAAACTACTAGAAAAAGCACGGACAGATTAAAGAGCTACAATTACAACCTAGATACATATTACAACCAAGATATAGAAAGAACAATAAGACAATTAGATCCATAGAATACGTAGCAGATTTTACATATATAGATAATAAAGGAAAACGTATAGTTGAAGACGTAAAAGGAATAAAAACTGACGTATACAAATTAAAAAAGAAGATTTTTGAATATAAATACAACCTGGAAATTACTGAAATATAATTAAGGGAGGTAAACTAATGACAAAAGAAGATTTATACAACTACATAAACAATAAAGAATATATAGAAAGACAGCTAGAAGAATACAACAACACATTAGAGTTATTAAGATACAAGAAGACAATAGACAAAAGACTAACTAATCAATATACAAAGATATTTAAAAAACTAATTAAACAAAAAGAAAGACAAAACGAAATACTAAAAGTACTAGATAATATGCAGAATACAACACATAGAAACATATTATATAACATTTATATATACGGAATGACACCAGAAGAATGCGCAGGACAAATGAATTATGATTATTTCGTACTACAAAAAAAGAAAAGCAATGCACTAAAAAATTTTGAAAATACAAAAGTGGACAAAAAAAGACAAAAAAAGACAAAGATTTTTGATAAAAAATAAGTTAAAATACAAAACAGAAAGAGAGAAAAAGGAACAAAGACGTTCAAACTTT